GTTTGCCTTTACATCCTGCTCCGAATGCGGATCGTCAATAACAAAAAGGTCAGCTCCGCGACCAGCGAGAGCACCGCCAACACCAGCAGCGTAATACTGACCACCGGCAGCAGTGCTCCACTTTCCAGCAGCCTTCTGGTCGTCTGCCACAAGGGTTTGGGGGAATAGTTCATGGTAGCTCTCATCGTTGATTAAGTTTCTGACTCGGCGACCAAAGTCCTCAGACAAGCTAGCGGTGTGCGTGCCCATGATGATCTTCTTGTCGGGGAAGTTGCCAAGGAAGTACGCTGGGAACAGGTACGACGAGAATTCAGATTTACCCATACGTGGGGCGATGTTGATGATGACGCGTTTCTTTTTGCCATCAATCACGTCCTGAAATATCTTGGCCAGCTTCCTGTGGTGAGGCCCGACCTTGAATCCGGGGTAGACGTGCTGGGCAAACTTAATCATGTCCGTGCGCCCAGCCACCAGTTTGTAACGTTTTTCACGTTCCTCAAGCATGTCCATCAGCTCCACCTTCTCTGCTAGGGACATGGTGGGGAGGGCTTTTTGAATGGCCTGAATTTCAGTCGGGCTGAGCGTCAGGTTGCTGAGTTTCATCTGGCGGTTCGTTTATTTCTATGTCTTCAATCGGTTCCACGTCTTGCACGCCCATGAAGGCAGCAAGCTTGTCTTTGAGCTTCTTGTCGATCTCTTCGTCGGTCAGGTCGGTTTTCTTGATCTCAACCTTGTCGGTGAACAGCCCGACTTCCGTAACTTTGCCAAGTAGACCAAGAGCCTTCAAGCGGATGTTGGCGTTGGGAGACTGAGTTTCCTCAAACAACTTGGCCACCGTGTACCCACGGAGTTCTTTGGCCATCTGTACAAACTCCCAGTCATAGGCTGTCAGCATGCCCGTGATGTGGCGCACAGCGGCGGGGGTCTTTAACTGGAGCAGCTTTGTCTTTTGCTCGTCCGAGTCTTTGTCGGCAATCACCACTTTGAACGCGTCGCGAGCCGCCTGTGTCTGGGCTTCGTAACTGATCTGGTTGTCTGGCGTGACACCCAGCTCATCCAACAACTCTGCCGTGGCTATTTGCGCCGACAGTAAATCCGCTGACGAAACAGCTTTAATACCTACGAAATCGTCCAGACCGGCGTCGTCTGGGGAGAACTGCACCAAATGCTCCAACATTTTGATAGCTGTGTTTTTACACAGGGTTGTTGCGCGTTGGTTTGCAGTGTACACTTATTTCCAGCAGTTGCGCAAGCACTTGCTTCTCTCCTCAGTTGTGACCCAACTGTTCAGCCCCTCGTCAGCAATGCCGGGGGGTTTTTTTATGGGTATGGTTGTCCAACGTTTGACACAGGTTGTTTGGAATTTTTAGAAAAATTTAGGGGGTGTAGGGGTTAAGTATTACTGGGGTGCTGGGAATCGGAGGGGAATAGTGTTCACACAACGACGCATGCCTCGCTGACATATGGGGTCATGGGGGTACGGTGGGGTCTAAGGTATTCACATTTATCGTGTCAAGGGTATTGCCAAACCTGTTTGTGCTATAATAGATTTATCGATTGGGGGAACTCAGTCGTTCTGTCGCCCCGCCAGTTGCGGGGTTTTTCTTTTGGAGAGCTATCTATGAAACTCGCAACAGCAATCAATGCAAACACCTATCGTGCAATCGTTCCTACCCTGAAACTCGCAGACATCTCGTCTGCCAGTTTGCTCGACACCTTGCTTGCCAACGGTGTAGGCACACGCAAGGACGCTGTGCCTTATGTCGTGTTCTATGTGTCTGAGTTGTCCACCACCACACGCAAGCCTTACGAGGGACAGCGTGGCTGGACATTCGGGCGAGGTACTGCCGAGCAGAAACGCACCGACAGGATTCTCAACAACATCTTTGTGGATGTCGAGGCAGACGCAAAGAAACCAAAGACAAGCAAGAAGAAGGACAAGGTTGCTCGCCTTGTGACAGCGTACGAGGGAATGACTGCGGCTGAGAAGCGTCGCTTCTTGGCTTCAATCTGAAACTCGCAGACATCTTGTCTGCGAGTTTTTTCAAAGCGGTGTGGATGTCTCGTCCCACCGCTGTTTCTTTTCTTGTCCATTCACCCCCGCATCGTTCAAAACATTTGAATGGTCGCACTCAACTCAACTGGAAAGCATCATGACTAAAGCACAACTCAAAGAAATCCGTCAAATCCTTGCGCACGAATACCGCATGGCTATTGCCTGCAAGCGCACATTCTCTCCCGTCTGGTATCTGTTTGTCTGAAAGGAAGCCCAATGAAACCCGAAATCAAAGCCAAACTACAACAACTAAAAACACAACTGAAACAAGACGAGCAACTCAGGCGCAAAGACCCAAGGCGTGCCGAAGCCTTGCGACAGGCAAGGTGGAAAGAGGAGTGGCACACCATAAAAGCCCAATGCACACAACTCAAACTCCTCTGACAACAGGCAAACTGGCAGACACGATGTCTGCCAGTTTAAAAAACAACAAAAAGCTGCATGAACATACAGTAACTACTCCTTCTACTGTGTTTATATACAGTAGTGGGTATCATACCCACCATTCTGCGCAACTGGACACACTACTGGGTGCGCAATTCTTCCAGCGTTGGCGGGGCTTCAAGCAATGTCCAGCCCACAATACCTATATATATATAAGAGATTAAAAGATAGATATATATATATACGGGCAAGTGGGTGTGGTTTGCTTTGAAAAAAAGAAAAAAGGTTTGTGTTCTCTGGAAACTGGGTAGGTATGTGGGGATGATGCACTACAATCCTCGATGTTTACTGGTAAAACACCGCACCCACTAGAGTGTCCAAGTACGCAGAATGGTGGGTATCGTCGAGCAACAAGTGGGTATCTCCCACTAAAATGAAAGGTCTTTCTCATGCAAAAGGACTACAAAAAATGTGCCAAATGTGGGGCAGACAAACCCCTTGCACAATTCAAACGCCGACTGTCTCGTGCCCAAATGCAAGCACGGGGTATGAAAGGCGAGGTACTCATGACCATCAGCTCAAAGAACTGCAAGGACTGCCAACCCAAACGCACACCCCCACGCAAGCAGACACCCAAGCAACTGCACAACATGATGGTGAGTGGTGACATAAGCGAGGTGAAAGCGAAGCTGATACTGGACGAACGCAAACGCATGGCGCTTTTAATACAAAGCCGCGCACGATACGAAGCGTGGGTTGACCAATGGCGCAGACAACTCAAAGAAACCCTTGCACCCATGACATATGAAATCAGAAAGATAAATGCACAGCTACGCTACGCCCATGAGGCGGGCAACGATGTGTATGCAGGGTTGTTGGATAAGTACGAGGGCGTACTGAAGCGGGAGAGAAGCAAGATACTGCTCGACTTCGAGGCAGACCCGCACAAGTACAAAAGGATTAAGAAAGATTGGTGGGACTTGGTGTCCGACTTCGGAGTCGAGTCCTTGCGTGACAGGTGGATGAGCATAGGAAAGGAGGAGAAGGCACGCATGAAAGTGCCCGAGCTACTGGCTCGGCGTAAGTAACTGGCAGACATGGTGTCTGCGAGTTTGTATAAACAACTTTGGGAGAGAAGAATGATTAAAGACATAGACGCACGCACCGCACAACTGGTGTGGGAAATACTCAACGCCGCCCTGTATGACCTGACGCAGGGCAACAAGGACGATGGCATAGCCGCCATTGAGGAAGCAATCAAAACTCTTGAGGGAGAAGTAAATGAGACCTGATATAGATATGTTGGAAGCGCTGGCAGACAAGCATGAGCTACGGCTCAGCGACTACCTAATCAATTTTGCAAACGATGTGTGGGCGATTGCATACAAGCAAGGTATGCAGGACGAAGCGTTGGCAAGGGAACACAACAAGGGAGAAGCAGAATGAAAGTTACAGTTTATTTTGAAGCAAATGCGGGTGCGCATATCGTGGCACAGTTTGACGAAGAGTCAACCTACATGGCTTGCCTGCCTGCGTTGGAACAGTTAGCCGCAAGTCAGGGCTACATCGTGACCGAGAGCTTGGACTACGAAGACCCCAAGCAAATTGAGATTGACAACTTGAGGGCTGAGCTTAAATATTTTTACGAAGGGAGAGCGTAATGAAATTGAAAAGCTATGAACGCATTGCCTTGCGTACAGACAGACTCAATGACGATTCAGTCGTTATCAAGTTTGATGTGTACAGCGACAAGTACCACGAAGTCACAAAAGACATCGGCTATGTACACATACGCCAAGAACTGGGGTTCTTCAATATGGTTGTCTTTGATTGTGAGGGCAACATGTTGAGTAAAGTAAATGTGCCATTTAAATTCAAGGAGTTAGAAGAATGAAATACACACCCAAGGAAAGACTAACAACATGACCAACCTCACCTTTGTACTTGTGTACACAGCCGCACTCGTAGTCCTCCTCCTCGACCTATTCGCATGGCGCATAGCGTAGGGAACACTCATCGTAGAAAAACTCGCAGACATGGTGTCTGCCAGTTGCGTCGTTGGTGCGCTTCACCAACATTTTAAAAAGGAAAGCAATCATGAATCAAATCACTCAACCAGAAACACAAGCGTTGGAACAAACTCTCATACACACACTACTGCACGCTATCAATGAGCACATTGATACACAAGTCAACGAGAAGGTCAGCGCCGTGCTCGAAGCTCATAGTGCTGTGAAGTACATCGACGAGTCGTTCAGGGAGGCAATCAAAGACATCACAGAAGAATCAATAGATGAACACAACGACACAGAGGAACACCTGACGCAAGACAGCGTTAGAGAAATCGTCGACGACATCATCACTGAGCAGGTTCGCAGAGAAATTCGTGACACAGACATCAGCGACCAGATACACGACGCAATCACAGACTATGACTTCGATGACAAGTTTGATGCGTACGATGTTGACGACAAGATAGAGATGTACTTGGACAGCAACGACTACCCTGACGCAAGCCGTGTGGAGGAGATGATTATTGAAACTATGGAAGAGATACTTGACAAGAAACTGAAGGAGGCATTGAACAAAGTGATAGACGAGTATGTTGAGAAAGCAATACACAAAGAAATGGAGGAATGGAATGTACGAGTTGTATGGGACAGAAACCGTGGAATTTGAAGACCTATCACAACAAGCAAAGGACAACGCCATACGCCTGTATGGCGAACCGCCTGATGATTGGTACGAGTGTGTGTACGAACGCTTCAAAGAAGAGGGCTTCGCTAAAGGTTTCAGCATTGATGAAATTCAATTCAGCGGGTTTTCTTCTCAAGGCGATGGTGCTTCGTGGACAGGGTGTGTACAACTCATGCCGTTCATTGAGCACTTCGTCACACACGAACATCCTGAGTTCTCAAGGTACACAGTACTGGTCGAGCTTATGCGCAATCAATGGGTAGAACCAACGATGGGCGTGCAACGCAGGTCGTTCTACTACAACCATTCAGGGACGATGAGCTACGACGGCATCAAGTGCTTCGCATCTTTGGGTGAGGACAACGGCGATGTACTTGATTACGGCATCTTGCAAGGTGCGTCGGTGCATGAGTTAGACCAAGCAATCGACACCGAACGCTTGGTCTGTGAGCTTGAAGAGTTTGCGATTAGTCGGGCAAAAGAATACGCCGATGAAATCTATGACGCTTTGAGGCAGGAGTATGAGGGCTATACAAGTGAAGAATACTTTAAAGACCTCATATACATCAATGGCTGGAGATTCAACAACAAAGGGGAGATAGAAGATGGGGTATAGGTCAGATGTAGCGTATGTCATACGCTTTAACACAGTAGAGCAACGAGACGCATTCGTTGAGCTGGTCAAACACCGCAACGATGAGCATTGGACAAATGCAATTAATGAGTGCGAAGTGCGGTACGAGAAACCAATCATCACGTTTGAAACAAGTGATGTGAAATGGTATGAGTCCTTTGATGATGTGAGGGCACACCATGCAATGATGGATTGGGCAGTCGAGTTGTATGAGGGTGCAGGGTATCGCATCATCACGCTAGGTGAGGATGGCGCAGAAGAATCCAATCAAGATGGCGATGCCGATGACCTTTGGGACTACATCTACACATCGCACTCACTCAACACCGAGTTCCCCCGACTTAAAGAATCCGCAACAACACAGGAGTAAGCAACATGTTTGGAAACACAACAAGACACCTATCTTGGGTACGCAACTACACTGAAGCAACATCAGTGTTCAACAAGCGCGGCGCAGTACGCAGTAAGAAGTGGGCAGAGAACGAACGCCCATTGTACAAGACCTACCACCACTACCGCGTGGTCAAGCACCCCGAGTACTACGATGTCGTTCTGTACAACACAGTGATGGCAAGGTACCACGAACCCACGATGGTCGACGGCAAGAAACATGAACGCCGCTTGTACATGGGTGACAACTCAGTTACCAGCAAAGACTTTATGTACCATGTCCTTGGCGTATCAAGAAGTCACACAACAGAGCTTGCTGATGGCACGAAAGTGGTGGCACCCATCTACAACAGGCCATCCTTACACAACGACGGCGTTAGCTTCAGCGCTGACTTCATATTCGTTGATGGGTTCCTTGACCCCGCGAATTCAGTCCACACACCACATTACAGAATGGTGTCGGGCAACGATGACAAGGCGGCACGCGCAGAGATACTCAAGCGGTTCGATAACTTCATCATGCTTGCACAGATGCGACTGCCTGAGTTTGTTGCAAGCGCAGAGCTGAGCAACGGCAAAGGTCGTCCGTGGGGCAGCGGTATGCAGACATACCACTATCGTGAAGCAGTCGAGGCAATAGCGAACTACGACCCACCACCGCAATCAATGGTTGATGGTTTCTTTGAGATGTGTCAAGACGCGGTGAATGTGTTGGCATCCAAGCGTGCATACGACCAAAAGGGCTTCAAGCTTGACTACGCATGGAGAAATAACCAGAACGACAGCATCGACAAACTGGACAAGCCCATCACCGCAGAAGACCTACGCAAAACGGTGTCGACCCGCATCCTCAAGGCGCTGGACTTGGACAAGAAGTCGGTCAAGCAGACTATTCCACAATTTGTTGTGGAGAAAGATTACCCGCGCAGTAATGTGCACTGGTAAAAACCCCTAGCAATCTAAGCCTGTCAAACCTTTGACAGGCATGCTAGAATTGTACAAACACTAAACAGGAGAAGCAAATGACTTTCGAGAAGATGACCCTCACCCAACGGGTTCAGGCTTGCAACATCGACTGCATGCGTGACCATCGGTTTGCATTGCTCAGCGGTGTGATATGTATGGGCAAGTCTGAGGTATCAGACAAGGTGCCTACCGCATCCACTAACGGGCGTGACAAGAAGTATGGTTCTACTTTCATCGCGCCACTCAACCGCAAGCAACTGCGCTACCTAGTACTGCATGAGAACTTCCATGTGGCACTCAAGCATTGTGTGTTGTATCGTGCAGAGATTAAGCGCATGCCTAAGCTCAGCAACATCGCGCAGGACTATGTGGTCAACGCACTCATCGAAGAGCTTGACCCCAACTTCACATTCGTTGAACGCCCCACACAAACGCTACTGATTGACCGCAAGTACTTCGGCTGGTCTTTCCCTCAGGTACTCAACGACCTCATCAAACAAGGACGCAAGGAACCCGAGGATGGCGAGGGCGGCAACAGCGATGACCACGGATACGATGAACCCATCGATGCACATGAGGATGGCGAGTTTGCCGATGATGAGAAAGAAAAGCTGAGCAAACAGATTGACGATGCCAATCGTCAAGGCGAGATGCTTGCTCGTAAGTTGGCGGGCAAAGGTGGTGGCGGGCGTGACATCTTCGGTCATGCCAAGGAACGCATGACTAACTGGATACCATCCATGCAAGACTGGCTTGTGTCTGTGTGTAGTGGTGACGAGAACTCACGCTTCTGTCCTCCCAACAAACGACTGCTTGCGTCTGGCTTCATCATGCCCTCACACTTCAACGAGACAGTCGGTGAGCTTATCCTTGCACCTGATACATCAGGCTCTATGTATCCGCACTATCGTCTGCTCTTTGGTGAGATTGCTCGTATGCTCTCGCAAGTAAAACCCGAGGCTGTTCGTATCTTGTGGTGGGACAACGAAGTGTGCGGTGACCAAGTGTTCAAGCCTGCTGACTATGAGCAGATTGCATCTCTCTTGAAACCTCAAGGCGGTGGTGGCACAACTCCACAAGTTGTTGTCGACTACATTCGTGAGCACAAGATAGATGCCAAAGCAATCGTGTGGCTAACCGATGGATACCTCGGTTGCGATACGCCTAGCACCCCGATGCCGTCTCTGTGGGGTGTGGTGGACAACGACTCGTTCGTTCCCACTCACGGCAAGGTCTTGCATATCAATCTTTAATCAACACAAAGGAAAGTAATCATGGATAAATACCTCTCTTCTTCTCAAGTCATTGACCTCATCTCTGCTGTGGGTCACAAGCGTACCGTCATCGTCGAGGGCGAGAACGGTATCGGCAAGACTGCGTTGTTCCATCAACTCAAGCGTCTGCCTAAGTTTGCCAATCACATTGCCGTTGACCCCATCGACTGCACTCAGTTGTCCGATGGCTCGGTGTGGATGCCTGACCTTGACCGTGAGAACGGCGTGTCGCGTGAGCTTCCCAATGAACGCTTCGGTGTATCCAAGACTAATCAGCGCGGCGTTAACGGTGGCAAACCTATCATGGCGTTCTTAGATGAGATAGCCAAGGCACCGCAGTTCATCAAGAATGTTCTTGCGCCTATCGTCTACGAGCAACGCGTTGGCAACTATCACTTCGTCGAGGGTAGCGTTGTCTTTGCCGCTACCAATCTTTCGGTCGAGGGTCTTGGCGATTCCATCCAAGCTCACCTACGCAATCGTCTTGTGTTCGTCAAGATGCGCAAGCCGACTGCTGTCGAGTGGGTGCGTTGGGCTACCGATGCGGGTGTCAGTCCGATGGTCATTGCATTCGTTGACAACAACCCAATGGTCATGGACTCGTTCCTCGACTACGAGAAGGGTGGCAAGTTTGAGGGTAAGACGCTGTCCAAAGACAACGCACACATCTTCAATCCCAAGTCCACACAACTCGCGTATGCAACGCCTCGTTCCCTCGTTGCCGCTGGTGACATCTTGGACGAGGGCATGCACACACTCGACGACGACACACTCGAGCATGCACTTATCGGTACTGTCGGTGTCGTTACTGCCGAGGCAATGGCATCGTTCGTTCGCTTCGGTCGTGACATCTGTGACTATGCGCGTGTTATCGCTGACCCTGCCAAGGCACCGATGTCTGACAACCCAACCGCGCAGTTGATTCAAGTCTTCCAGTTTGTATCTCGTGCACAGACACGCGAAGAAGCTGAGGCAGTCACTGAGTATGTGTGGCGTATGCGTGCAGAGATGCAGTCAATCTTCTGCAACACCGTCGCTACATCTCAGCGTGTAGGTGTGTTCGCAACCATTGCCAACTTCGGCAAGATGTTGTCCGAGCACAAAATTTATTTCGGTAACAAGTAATCAATCAACCAAGGAGAGCACAACATGAACACATCAACTACACCCCGTTACAACATCGACACATGCGCGATGCTCGTTGAATTCAACGCCTCTGTCTGGACAGCACGCAAGCTGGACAGGACAACAACCGATGAGGTTGTAGCAACCAAGCACGCCGCCGCCAAGGATGCGGCGCGTGTCAACAAACACCTGCTTGCAGGTCGTACAGAGTTGGAGGTTATCCAGCAAGCTGTCGGTCGTGCGCGTCAGTATGTGTATGACAAGACCTCACCTTGGTCTGACTCTGGTCTGCGCTTGTTACCCAATACATCGTTCATATCTTTCACAGAAAAGCTGGACGACTTCGAGCATGAGTTCACTGCGATAGTCAAGTCATTCGTGGCAATCTACCCCTCGCTGATTACTGCGCAGGCTATGGCTCTGGGCGATATGTTCAAGAGAGATGACTACCCGAGTGCCAACGAAATCATGACCAAGTTTTCGTTTCGTGTTAACTATATGCCTGTGCCTACATCGGGTGACTTCCGCGTAGATGTGGGCAATGCCGCACAGGCTGAGTTGAAAGCCAAGCTCGACAAGCTGACACAAGAACGCATCGACCATGCAATGGCAGATGTGCGTGAACGCCTTGGCAGTCACCTCAAGCGTATGTCTGACCGACTGACAACTGACTATGTACAAGGTGAGGCGAAGCCTCGTCGCTTTCACGATACCTTGGTAGAAGGTGCGTTGGAGTTGTGTGACCTGACCAAGGCACTCAACATTGTGAACGACACCGCGTTGGAGACAGCGCGTCGTGACCTCGAACAAGTACTGGTTGGTGTCACACCAACTGAGCTACGCAAGAACGAGGCTGTGCGTCAAGATGTCAAGAAGAATGTTGACGCAATCTTAAATAAGTTCAGTTTCTAAGAGAAGGGAACACTCATGCAAAGAGAAACACAAATGAAAACAAACCAACTGACAGGAGCCGCCCTTGATTGGGCGGTGGTGAAGTGCGAGTGCGACATGCCCGCACCATTCAAGTCCATACCAGTCGTGCTCAACGGCACAGTGCGAGTTTTTCGTGGGGACATGGGTTTACACAGTGACCCTATTAGCCCATCAACCAACTGGGCACAAGGTGGGATGATTATTGAGAGGGAGGGGATTGAGATTTGCCGTTTAAACAACGGTGAATGGAGAGGGCAGTGGTACGAGCAGGCAACTGAAAAAATACACCGTGAGTATGGAGACACACCCCTCATCGCCGCCATGCGGTGCTATGTAGCAAGCAAGCTCGGCAATAAAGTCGAGATACCAACAGAGTTAACACAAGGAAAAGCAGCATGCCTGATTTAAAGACCGCGCTGTCCACTGCGCTTTCAACGTGGGAACAAGACGACAAACAAATTCAACAGGAGAAAAAAGTGAAAGCATTACCACAACAATTCACGCCAACCAACAACGTGACGCAAGAGACATTCAACTATGTCAAGAACAACCCAAACAAGACCAGCGGTGAGATACGCTCAGTACTTGTTGCAAGGGGGTTCAACTCAGGGTCGATAGGCTCGTTGCTTACGCAGTTCACAAAACAAAACCAGATGGTGAAAGACCACAACGGGAGGTATACCGTATGTATACCCAGTTACACACCGCTGAAGTCAACGAGACAGTTCAGAGCAGCTGGTAAGCGCATCAACAAGATTGTGAGTAAACCGAAGGCGGTGCCAAAGAGTGCTGGCATTGCCGCGCTGACACCTAAAAGTACCATAACAACTCAGTGGGATGCGGACACAATTATCAACAACATTGGCTTAAAACAGGCGCGAGCTTTGTATGATGAGCTGAAGAAGCTGTTTGGAGGTTGACATGTGGGATGTTATCGTCACTGTAACTTTAATGGCGTTTGGAGCGTTCATGGTGGTGGTTGTTGGCGCAGTGTTTATTGCGGCAATTTATTTTTTACAGAATGGGGGTAGGGATGATTGAACCGTTTGCATGGTTTAGATACCAACAAGGAAGCCGTGTTTATTACGACACAAAGGAGTGGGATGACTGCCAGCCCCTTTACAGATTCACGTACGATTTTGACGCACTGATGCGCAACAGGGCGATTGAAGAAGTTGCACAGCACATTGAAAAGCTGACTGGCTTTGGTCAGGACACCATCAGTTCTTTTGCAATCTACGTCAGGGAGATGAAGAAATGAGCGACGAAGAAAAGATTAGATACCGTGACGCATTTCCCAAGGACTATGACTTGCCAACGTACTTCACAAGCAAACACGCCGTCAGCATGACCCTGCGTGACTACTTTGCGGCAAAGGCTATGCAAGCGATGGAAACACGCAATGCCAGCGGCACAGATCACAGTCGGGCGATTCGCGCTTACGAAATGGCAGACGCAATGATGAAGGCAAGAGAGCAATGAGTTTCAGAA